CTCAGGCAGTTGCCCAAGTTCCCTGGGCCCGCTTTAGGCGGGGCCCAGGACCCACCTACGTTGTAGTGTGAGGCTGTAGGGCCTACTCGACTGCGTCAGGTGCCAATCGTCGCCCGCCAGAGGATTTAGGTAATCCGCTGGAGTCCACGGTTCGTTAGAACGCGTGGCGAACGCTGACAGACACTTCGCAAGTGCGGGATCCCCGTCGAGGGGGTCCTTTTGCACAGGCGAGTTGGCGGTCCAATGCAGGTATTCCTTACACTGGAGCTTGTCAACCCATCTTCGGTGTGGACGTACTTCGCTGTGGCACGTCCAACCAATTGCGGGGGTACCTCGGGACACCCGGCACAGATTGAACCACGACTCAAGATCCGTTGGGACCTCGGGAACGTGGGGCAATGGGCCAAGGTGCTCTTCCACGGCCTGCCGGAAGGCCGCAGCTGTTTCGACATATCCAGCCTTTTCAAGCTGGGCAGCGGTCGAGACAGTGGAGAGGATACCCGACGAATCGAGCTCACTTGTCGGAAGATCACGACGGACGTAGACAGGTGTCACGTCCGAGCCGTCGTAACAGTCCGAGCCGCAGCTCTCTCTGAACTTGCCAGTCCAGAAGGATTTGCGCCGGTTGACCAAGAAACCAAGGGTCTCAAGATCATCGCAAGTGACAGATGTCTCATCTGCGGGGAGTAAGAGGTCGTCCCCGTAGACGTACACGTCTCGTCCAAGCTCAAGGACGAGCCGTGCGGTAGGAAACCTCCCAGACCTGAGAATCCGTGAAGCCACGACGCCTGTAAAGAACGCCAAGGCCTCTACGGGAAAACAGGTTGCGGAACCCATCGACGCGAACTTCTTTAAAGGGATGACATCCCCCGACGGAAGTTGCGCACACGTCGAACGCGCTGCAAAGAGAAGGGTCCGAAAATTCGGGCTCGACTCAAACAACATCATCGCGTGTGACACTGATACCCTGTCACTAGCTTCCTTCATGTCGATCGTGCTCAGAAAGCCCGATCGACTAGAAGAGAGAGCTAACCTCTGATTGACGGACTGGTCCGAGAAGTTAATCTGGCCAGCCGTCATCGGCCCTCTTTCGAGAGCGTCTACCAGAAGTCGCTTAAGAGCTTGCTGTGCGAATTGCATGCACACGGGCTCCACAGCGATAATGCGAGGGGATTTCAGAGTCTTAGGGACGAGAGTAACCCTCACGGGTTTCTCGTCCGCAGGTTCAATCATCTGAGGCCAGTCACCCGCTACCATCGCCCTTAAAGCTTCGGTAACGCAGACACTTCCACGCCCATGTTGGGCGTAGGAGAATCCGGCGGCATTAAGCCGACGGTGCCAGGTCTCGAAGCGCCACTTACGGTTTCCCGTGTAGCGCTCCTGCGTTTGACCCGGACCGTGAGATGGTATGAAGCCACCCTTGCGGATAGCTTCATCCAGGTTAATTGACTCACCGAGGAGGCGAGCAACCACCCGAAAATACCGATCCAACTGACCCGAGCCTTCAGCAAGCTGACTATCGCACTTGACAAAGTCATCGATCGCGTCCTGCTCGCGCTTTACAGCGCAAGGTCGTAGGATCTTCTTGCCGAACAGGCAAAGTTGCCGCACGGCTCGAATGCAAACGATCGATGGCTCATCAAGTAGGGAGCCCTCCTTGTCGAACACTTTACCCAGGAATCCCTGAAGAAATTTGGGAATTCCTCTGAGTCGTCCCCAAGTGGGGAACCCAGCCGGGGTAATCCGTCCGTCCGCGAGGCTCCTTTCGAAGCTCACACAGAAAGCCGGCAAGGCAAAGGTTATTACACCGTCGCCCTCATGCTCGACACGAGCGCGCAACGTTTGAACGTCGCGGCGAACGTCGACATCACACTTTCTCCCACAGTCACGCAGGAGAACCTCCAAGAGGTCTACGAGGCTTTTCACGGGCACCCCATTTCGAGGTAACTCGTCCAAGGTACTCGCCGACCCACAGGACATAACCTACCTGGACATCTCTGTCCGGTGAGACTGTTAAGTCTCGCCATTGATCAACTGCAACGCTCGAGCTGACGTTAGCCAACCAGTCATGGCGTTAACCAGACTTTGAGCATCGGCCGGCAAGAGTCCCGCCGTAGGGAAGTCCACGGTCATCGTGCACGTCATACCCGCGGCGATTGAATTCGCCGGGATTAACGGGTCCGAGACGTAGGAGTCGCGCGTCAATCGTGCGACAGCCCGGTTCCGCGCCTTGAACGCATGCGAGACCACCAAAGTATAGATGGTACCCGCATCGTTCAAGCGATACGTAGAACTGAGTGAGTCACTGCCCGTTTTGGGCAGAGACTTCGCCACTGTGGCATAGGTCACGGATTGGGGATCGGTGAGCACATCGACACTCCTAAAGGGATCTATCTAACTGAACTCCGGGATAAGCCCAGAGCAGCGAGGATGCCAAGCTGGTAGCCCGAAAGGGACCCCAACGTAACACCCAAACCAAAAGGATTACCTCCCCCCCGGCGTGCCTTCGTCTCGACTTTGGTGGTCGAGGAGAAGGTGTGAGACCCACCCGCCCATTGCTGGTTCGAAGTGAATCTCCCTAGCCACCACGTCTCGCAAGATTGCGTAGTCGTGGTTCGCTGATGCTCCATAATGAAGCTCCAGCGGGTGGTGAGGCCAGTCACTGCGTTCGCCGACATGTTCGACAGGACGTCGCCCACGTTGAAGAACCAGTCTGTTAACCAGGACCAAGGTAGCACCTCCCAGAGCAAGGCCGGGGTCGGAAGACCACCGAACAGCGCTAGGCGTGCCCTACGGTCCCATGCAGAACCCAACGAAACGTCTTGCGGTAGGTAGTACTGGTAAGCACCACTCCACCACTGCTTCGACTGAGTTCGGGTCGTGACCTTGTACACGGAATAACCAACCGGCCATCCGGGTGGTGCTCCGTAGACATTGGCGAACGGAAACGCATAGTTCGTCACCGTCTGCGAGGTCGAGTCAACGTCCGAAACATTAGCACGACGACGGATCAGCTTCGCGTTGTTGCGAATGAGCTGACCGATCTCTTTGTCAATACTCTGCGTGAGATAGTAAATCTTACGCAGATCACTGACAAACGGCTTCCAGCCGAAGACAACGTTCAGGTATTCAGAACCGAGGTTCTTGAACGCCAAAAGCTGCTTCAGCATCACCCCGGGTGCATGGGACAGAGGCACTTTAAATGCCTCCTTATTGAGGATTGACCCCAACCCAGGCAACCGTGGGAAGTCACGCAGCTCGATTAAGAACTGCCCTATTCCCGCGATGGGGCGACCAGGCCTAGTGCGAGCGTACCCAGTTGCATAGGGGACCAGCAGGTCCTCTGACTTCTGGGCCCACGATCGCGCAGGCGAGAAGGTCGAAGGCGGCGTCGTCGGGGCTGGGACAACTCCTTGGGAGCGCCCATTCCAAACGGCACCAAAGTTCGACATGTAGGCCGCTTTCGGCGCACCATGGTCTTGTTTAGACCGGTACACGTAGAACGGACCTCCTCCCGACCAAGCTCCAGAGCGGAGCCGGTAGTGAGGTTCGGACACCAACAGACCCTCGTAATCCCAATCCCAAATCGTCGTACTCAGGTTGTTCCCGACTTTTAGCGGGTGCTTCGAGAGACGGCTTCTTGGGTAGGACACGAGCAGGTCTCCTCTTGGTGGCAACACGCCCCGGCAGGATGCCGGCGCGCTGAGGAGGCGGGTTGGAACCCGCATGGCGCCCCTCAGGG